CTGCTGCCCATACGAGCTGCGTTCGTCAGCAGCTTGCTTATAGAGTGCTGAATATCGATCCTCTGCAGCGATCATGCTTGCATAGACGCTCTGCTGTATTTTTGCATCTTCAGTGAGAGCCTGCTGGCCATATGAGCTTCGCTCATCAGCAGCTTGCTTATAGAGTGCTGAATATCGATCCTCAGCGGCCATCATGCTTGCATACACGCTATTTTTGACTTTTTCATCTTTAATCCAAAGCTGTTGGCCATATGCCGCACGTTCATATTCGGCATTCTTATAAAGAGCAGCATATCGATCTTCAGCGGCCATCATGTTCGCATAGACGCTCTGTTGTATTTTTGCATCCTCAATGAGAGCTTGCTGCCCATACGAGCTGCGTTCGTCAGCAGCTTGCTTATAGAGTGCTGAATATCGATTTTCAGCAGCCATCATGTTTGTATAAACGCTATTCTTAACCTTCTGTTCTTCAACGAGGGCAGCGCGACCATATTCTGCTGCTTCTTGTATTGATTGCATTGGAAGCTTTTCATATCGGTCCAATGCTTCAAAATTCTTTGTAGTCTCACCACGCAATGCCTTTATTTGAGAGAGCAATGATTTTGCAGCTGCATTATTCTCGGTTATTAACCCGCCAGATTCGCTTATTAATTTTACATAGGCGCTAACATAAGCATTTACAATATCTTGTTGATTGACCTCTTGCCCCAATGCAGCAGCTCTTAATTTGATAACTTGTATATTTTTATTTAATTCATCATTAACGGCTTTGATATGCTCTTGCGCTTTTGTATCAGCATCATTATTTATAGACCCAGATGTTGATGGTACCGTTAATGCAGGCATATTTGCCAATTCTTCTTCAGCAGCGCGGATCGCTGCAGCTTGAGCCTGCGTCGCAAGTGGATTTCTTTTCTTTGCTTCTTCAATCCATGCTTTTATGATCTCTTTATTGACCTTGCCACTAAGATCTTGTATGGCTTTCCTGACTCCAGAAATATCTCCCGTGTCAATGAGATCTCCAAATTTAACTACTTGTAAAACTTCTGCTGATGCCTTCTTGTCCCCAGCTAATCTCTTTCTGAAATTCTCAATATCAGTTGCCAAAGCATTGAGGAATGGTTTCGCATTTGTGGCCAGAAGCTCGCCAATTTCTTGTTTTACATCTTTTATTGCCAGCTGAAGTCTTTTCATGCCAGCAGGATCTTCTTTCCCTACTGCGGCCGCAACTCCGCCGATTCTATCTTGCAATGCTTTTAAAATAATTTCTTGAGCTTTGGCATTATTGCCTGCTTCAGCAAAAGATCGAGCAAGCTTTTCTTGATCATCGGATAACATGACGCCTGCGCGGCGCAGCGAGCTCATGCCAGATATAGGGTCTTCAAGCGCTTTCCCGAGCGTCTGGGCTGCGCCTGATGCATCGCTCCCCATTGCTACAGCGAGATCAAGGGATAGCTCAGTTGCTTTTATGAATTGTTCGCCGGTAATATTAGTGAATTTTAGCAAAGCACTTTGCGCTTTATTGATTTCTTCTGCTTCGATTCTGGTAGAATCCTGCAGCCTCGAAGCCATATCTTCAAGTTGCTCTGCGGTGAATCCAGCAGCTCCACCGGTGGCTTTGATTTGCGCGGCAAGACGAGCATGCGATTCAGCAGCTTCTGTAAATTCCTTTATGCTATCAGCAGCAAATTGCCCAATTGCTCGAATTCCCTTGGCGGCAAGGTCGTATATTGCCAATCCACCAGCAATCTGCATTGTAAGTTGAGAAAAAGCATTCTTTAATGAGAGGCTATGCTGAATATTCTTCTGAAATGTATCAGCGATGGATTGCCAGTCCTTTTCCGCATTTTTCCCCTCTCGGCTGGCTCTTTTGAGATCAGCTATTGCCTTATCGACCTCGGCACGGAGGATTATTTTTAGGTCTTCAACATCAGCCATGGCGCATTTTCTCCATCTCTGCAGCTTGCTTCGCTTCGAATTCCTGCTCGAATACCTCAATGACCCGAATTACAAGAGGTTTCTCATTCCGCCATCCGCCGCCATGCGGCAATCCGAACCTTCGATATCTGGTCCATTCCTTCCAGCCGGACAGGAAAAGCGGATCAGTTAATAAGTTCGGCACATCCCTCCGCTTAACCAGCATTTTGCCTGATTCATCAATCGATGATGGCAAAATTTCATATTCATCCGGCGCAAAATTTTCCCAATCCGGATCATCTGCGGCACAATCAGCAAATGCCAATTGCGCCGCAGCTCTCAGTTTTTTTCCTCTTCCTCATCCAGGAGGCTTTCCTTGAAAATGTAGGACCCAATATTGATTGCCAACTCTCGCGCCTTGCTCGTGCGCCCGGCACGGACCGCTGCCAGCTCAGCGCCGGTTTCGATTGGCTCGCCATGCAAGCTGAAGCCAGTAATCTTCGTCGCACAGTGCTTGGTAAGGGTTATGAATGTTGCGAAGGTTGAATCATTCCCGATCAATCGCTCGAAAGTCTCGATATCCGGCCAGGTGATCTCGACCTTCACCTTCTCGTCATCAGGCATAGGAATGCCAGGAGCATTATTTTTGGGCTGTTCCTTCCATTTGTTCCACGACAGATCCGGCTCGTAGGTTGTCACCTTTGCGCTTGTCACTCTTTTCGACTTCTTTTCTTCCAAGTTTTTCCTCCCAGATAATCTCTGCGATCACTCGCTTTTTCCCGTGATCATTGTATGCTTCGATCACTTTTGCATTTTCTATGGCTTCCTCACCAAACCATAGTTGTACGTCGGCAGGGTCGGCCGGGTTCGCCCCGGCCCTAATTTTCAATACCGCCATAGCCCTATGCCGTTATGGTACGTCTGGTGATCGACGGCATTTCATTGCCGATCACGGTGTAGGCGAAGTTGAAGGTCTGCGGGCCGTTCATCGGCTTATCAACGGTGAGGCTGTCGATAATTGCCGGCATATATTCCATGACTTCAACCTGACCAACGGTGGTTGTTTCCCTGCGCCCAAGGAAGAAATGCAGAACGCCGGTTTCGATCGGCTGATATGTTTTCTGCCCGGCGCCGTTGTCATCGATAAGGCGGAAGAATCGTTTGAGGATGAGATCCGCATTTGCATCATCGGTAAAATAGCCGTCGATGGTGCCGGAAATTTCCGGCTTGTCGCCTTCCTCATATGATTTAGCGACATCCGTCTGCACGGTATTTTCATATTTTTCCTTGGATGCGCTCTGCGGCACATTCGTCACAAAGCCCAGCTTGGTAAGCTCGATTGGTTTCGCTTTGTCGCCAGATGCGAGCGTGATGGCCGGCTTGTTGTAGACGACATCATTGGCCACCGAATCCGCCGGGAATGCGCTCGAGGCGCCTTTCGCGGTGATCTTGAAGAATTTCTCGCCAGAGAGACTCCCAGTGGTTACCTCAGTTCCGAGCGAGCCCAGATACAGATAATTTTTCGTACCAGAAAATCGATTTGCCATTACAATCCTCCCAAGATTGATCTTAGATTCGGTCCATGCGGACCATGATTATTGCGGTGAGTGCACCAATCAGCGGAGAGCCTGGTGCAGGCAGTGAAAAATCGAAATCGATGACATTTGCTTCAAATGCGACACCTCCTAATGTAGGATCATCTTCGATAACCGTAGCGATTGCGTCGGCATAGATACCCATCTGGTCAGAGAGAGAATCAGGAGTCGGGGATTTTAATGCCGCGATAATCGCAATAGAGACATCATCGGTTACTGCATCATCGTTACGCTTGAGGGTATCAGGGACCACAAATACCGAGTTGTAATCCTTGAGGTTGAATGGATCTCTCCATTCAACCCAGAATGCTTTAGCCGCTGCGCAGGCAATATTTGCATCAGTAGCGAGCGCCTCAATTTTTGAATTGAGATTTTGCTCAAGATAGCCTTTCACAGTGCGGTAGATATTCCAGATCTTCATGCGCTGCCTCCCGATGCAAAGCTATGCTTCAGATATGCCTGGAATACCTCTTCTTTGATGCGCCGAGGCTCGCCGGTTGCCCGCCATGCTCGAAAGCCAGGCTTCATGAATGGCTTTGGCCGTATAAGTACTTTACGCCCGCGCCCCGCAAGCATGCCGCGTTGCATCCCTGCGAGGTAATTGAGATGCCCCTTTACACCTTTGCCTGGTCTTACAACCATTGTTGCTTTCTTGTCTTTTTTGAGCTTGTAGAAGCCCATTGAGGCTCGTGTTTCGCCTGTTACAACTTGCAGGACCTGACCAGACAGCTGGTTTTCTCTGATATAATTCGCGAGGCTTTCTCCCCATAGAGAAGTGATTCTGGCAGACATTTTGAGGAGCTCGTTATCCGCGAATTTTCCGAGATCTCCGTATTTTTTTGTTTGGACCGTCATCGAGATCATAGGTTGCTCCGATATCCTTCGAATACTTCGCGAATGGAGAGTGGCAGGCCGAGTTCATATTGCGAGGTGACAGTTCCATCAACACTGACTTGCCGCATGCCGGTTGTACCGGATTCCAGTCGCCGCCTGTTGTATGAGATTGCTTCGAGTACAGCGAGTTCTAGGTCCTGGGGCACCGGATCATAGCCAAGTTTGGCGATTACCCGCACATTTCCAATCCCGGCGGGGAAAATCATGTCATGTAGCCGAATTATCCCTCCATCCGGATCGATAGAAACCATATCAGGATCAATTTCCGATTCCGGAGGAAATTCCCGATTGCCATCGATATATACCTTTGACAGAGAGACGATGGGATACTCGGGCAATACTATCGAATTTTTGTCGGTGCCATTTAGGCGCAGATCATAATCCCTTGCCTTCAGCCTACGGCCCGAGATGCGATTTGCAGTCGCCGAGACAGCATTGATGAGGAATTCGACAACCGATTGTTGGTCATCAGCAAAGCCCAGCATGGTTTTTGCGGTTTCCCAGCTTGTCAGCGCATCAGTGCTCAGCATCATCTCCTCCATGGAAGGCAGTAGCTAGATAGCTACTGCCTTGTTAACCTCAGCCTAAGCCGCCGCGAATTTGATAACCTTAATCGCATTATAGTCAGCGACCGCTCCGCCCACGCGTTTGTAGGTATAGAAGGTCACTGCGCCTTTCGTGGTATAAGGATCTGCGAGTACGCGGACACCCTTGCGGTCGACAATCTGGTAGCCCTGTTTGAAATTGCCGAATGCTATCGAATAAGCATCGGCCGCTATATCGGGCATGCTGTCGGAAATCATGACCGGGTAGCCGCATAGGGTATCAGGCTTGCCAAGCTGGAAAGAAGGCTGCCAGAGGTAGTTTCCCTGACCATCTTTGAACTTGCGCACTACAGACTGGGTGAGATCATTCATGATCCATGCTGCACCATTGCGGTAGCCTGCCTTGAGCGCATAGATGAGATCGATCAGCACATCACCGGGATGGGTTGTGGGAAATGCTCCGGCTGCACCAGAGAGGATGTAGCCGATCTTCTCCCAGGCCCATGAACTGTTCGCCACCATCGTTTCAGCGAGGAACCCCTTTGGCTTGCCGTTGCCATCGCCAGCGATAAACGCTGCATCCTCAAGGCTGGAGAATGCGATTCCGGCTTCCTCAGCCAGCCATGCCGCCACATCGAAATCGAGGTCGTCGAGCGCTTCCTGCGATGCTGAGGGCAGGGTATAGAGCTCGCGCGGGATAATTTCGATCTGTGCGAGCCCAGGAGTCGTGTTATTCCCGCTTCTAGTCTCTCCCTCAGAAGCCCATCCGCCGGTGATCCCGCCCTTGTTGACATTCTTGAGGTAGGATTTGCCGCCGATAGTCTTCACATTGGCAAGCTGACGCATTGCCACGCTGTCGCTAACCACACGCTGCAGGGTTTTTTCGAGCTCGGGCAGTACAAGATAGCCGCCATCGCCGCCGGTCTGCACCTGCACGGCTGCCTTGAATTGCTGGGAGCGGCCCGGATCGCGCATCCAATCGGTGAAGGCGCGATAGAGCTCGCTCTTTTCCTCAGCGCCGCCCAGTCGCGCGCCAAGCATGACGCGGTTGATCTGCGCTTTGCTTTCGGTAAGCTCTTTTTCGATTGCAGCAAGCTTCGCGTCGAGCTCCGCATGCCCCTGCTTCGCTTCGATCGCCGCAAGGCGCTGGTCGTTCACATCGCGAAACGCCTTCCATTCCTTGCCAAGATTATCGAGCATTTCCTTTACATCAGAGTCCATTGCTTTCTCCTTTTAGGATTGATATCAGCCCGCTAAGAGCCTCTTTTATTTCGCCATCATCTTCGGATTTCGGTTGCTCCGCATCCCGCTGGAGCGCCTTCCATCCGCCGGAGGCGATAGCAGCAGCCTCCGCGCGAGTCGCGCCTGCGTCCCGCAGGAACGCCTCGAAGTCGCGAATTGTTTTTATTGAGCGAAAATCAAGATGCTTGAGCGCCATTGGAATCTTTTTGAATCCAATTTTTGATACATCATACAGCGCAGCTGCCTGCACAGTTTCGCGCACTTCATCGGCAAAACCGGAATCAAATGCCTCTTGCGCGGTCAGCCAGGTCTCATCATCCATCATCTGGCCAATCTCTTTTGGCGAGAGCTTGGAATGCGCGGCATAAATCGAAATCAATTCTGACCGCATCTTGTCGAGCACATCAGCATCTTTCCGCAGCTGATCCGCATCACCCCAGGTAATGGTCCATGGGTTATGGATCATGAGGTAGGTGCCCTCATCCATAACGAGTTTCGATCCGGCAAGCGCCACCACTGATGCCATCGATGCCGCAAGTCCGATTACTTCGACCGTGAGTTTATCGCGGACAGAGGCGAGCAGGTTGTAGAACGCCATGCCTTCAGTAACAGCCCCGCCAGGGCTATTCAGTAAAAGCCGAATCTGTTTTGCATTTTTTATCGAATCAAACTGCTCTTTGAAATCGGTTACCGAAACGCCGAATCCACCAATTTCATCAAAAACCGAGATTTCGGCATAATCGGGAGCTATGTCGATTGCATACCATTTTGACCGTATCATCATGCGCCTCCTGTGAGGTTCTTTGCGTTCTGCAGTTCAGCAAGCGAACGATAATCGTCGCCGTTTTCAATTGGGTTCATATTTTCCTTCTCGCGGATATCATTCTTTGACATCCAGCCCGCATCACGGGCGATCTTATAGGCTTCATAGCGGCTCTTGAGATCGCCGCGGAGCAGTCCGTCAAGGTTAAATTCTGGGAAATATTTCTGCGGCGCGGTAAAGAGCTGCATTTGCAGTGCCTGCTCGATGCGCACAAGCCAGGGGCGAATGCTATGCATGGTAAATGCCAGCATGAATTGCTCGGAACTTGCATAAGTAGTTGTTTGAGTATCAGCCTGCAGAAGCATGAGCGGGACTTTGAAAAGGGATGCAATTTCAGATCTCTGAAAACGCCTGGTCTCAATAAGCTGACTATCCTCGGCTGTCATTTCAATTTTTTCGAAGCTGGCCCCGTCGCCAAGCACATGCAATTTGTGCGCATTCCCTGAGCCAGCATGATCATCGTTCCAGATTTCGCGTATGCGGTCTGCTTCGCCTTTTTCAAGTTTTTTTGCTACCTTGATAATTCCTGCTGGAGTTGCATCGTTGCGCCAGAATTTCCCGGCATATTCCTGGGTCGCCAATGCCGATCCGAATACATCGCGAGCTTGCGATATGACAGATTCGCCAAGGATTCCATTTTTTGACAACCCACGGATATGTAAGATGTCTTTCTGCCCTAAAATAATCGATTCTGATCCAGTACCAGTCAATATCTGATATTGCAATGAATAATCAGGCAACTGTAGCACTGTCACATTGTCAGGATTGAGAGGAATAAGATCATCAATGATCAAGTCGCCATGATAGAGTTTAACTGCATAAAAGTTGCCCCGCAGAAGCAAATGCGACATCATCTGCTCGCGGAATTCGAAACTTGTTTGCCAGGGATTGGGCCGCGAATGTAAAAGCTCATATAATGGATGATCTGATGCCCGCTCCTTGCCGCCATTATCAAGCCGCTGATAGACATGCAAAGGCAGTGATGCGACTGTCTCGGAAAGGATCCGCACGCAGGCATTCACTGTTGCGATCCGCATGGCGGTATCGGCGGTCACTATCTGTCCGGAGGCCGTTTCATAGTATCCTTTCAGCGCGCGGACCCAATCATCGCTGCCAAATATCAGGGCGCGTGCCGCAAGTCTCAATCTTTCGCCAAATTTCATCCTACCACCTCATCAGCTTTGGCAAATCCAGTTTCACCGCCATTGGTAATCGATGCCCGGCCAATCGCCATAATTGCAGCGACGATTCCATCTATGCGCTTTCCGCTTGTTTCGCGCCGCGGTTTCATGGGCATGATATTGCCCTGGCGATCCGCTTTGACTTCAGTGCAGGACATCATCCAGCGCAAAATAGGGTGCCCGCCATGTGCGAGTTCGCCTTTGCGGACCAGCCGCTCGAAAATATCGGAGTAAATGGCCATCGGGTTGTACCGCTGCGGTACAGCAACCATAGTAAATTCGCTTGAGAGATGGGCAACAACTTCACCAGCCTTGAAAGGGTCATAAGCAATTTCATCTATCAGGTACTTATCGCCGAAGATGCGTATTTCTTGTTCGATAAAGTCATAATCGACAGTGTTGCCATCGGTTGGGATGATGAGCCCCAGGCGCGCCCACTCGGTATATGGAACTTTGTCTTGGCGTTCGCGTTCAAGGAGATTGTCCATCGGCATAAAGAGCCGCCAGATTGTTTTCCATTTTTCGCCTGGCTCTGCAGGAGGGAACGCTGCGCAAATTGCGGTAAGGTCCGTATTTGTTGATAAGTCAAGACCAAGCGTGCAATGCCGCCCAGCCAAAGTCTCTTCATCGACCGGCTCAGCGCATGCCATCCAAATATCATCAGTAATCCAGCGATTGATACTTTGCTGCCAGATATTGAAATTTTTTGTTTTTACATCGCGGGCCCGCGCCGGTGCCGCCAAAGCCATCGCGACACGCGATTCTAGTAATTGCGGCATCACTGATACGCCGAGGTTCGGGTTTGCTTTTATCCATACTTTCGGATCGGCGAAATCGTCGCCTTCATCGAGTGTATAGATAAGTGCAAAGACGTCTTCCGGAATTGGTTGCAGAGTCTTTTCAAGGATACCGACTGCGAGCGGACGCTCTACCTGGTAGCATGGCCCATCGAAATTGCTTCCCGCGGTCGTGAGAATCAGAGTAAGCGGCTGGAGCCTAGCCATCATGCCAGACTCGAGCACATCCAGAATTTCGCTCGTCGGATGAGCATGATATTCATCGATGATTGCAAGCGATGGATTGAGGCCATCTTCTGTCTTTGAATCCTGTCCGAGCGGACGCATACGGCTTGACCAATCGGAGATTGGCCTTCCTTTTGCATCCTTCATTGTTTTAACGATGTACTGCTTCGACTCGTATGTTTTCCCGAGATTCTTCAATACCGGATGTCGCTCAATCTGCAGCCTGGCAATTCTCCATGCCAAAGCTGCCTGTTCCTGTTTGGTCGCAGCAAAATATATCTGGCATCCAGGATCGGCGGGGCGGTCCGCCCAGAAGATATAATTGGCAATGCCCGCACCAAGAGTTGTTTTTGCATTCTTTCTGGCAACCTCGAAATAGACATGCCGGAATCGCCGTGTACCATCAGCTCTTCGCCAGCCAAACAAATTGCCAACAAAGAATTTTTGCCAGAGCTCAAGCTTTATCCGATTGTCGCGGCCACCGATTGTTGAGGCAGACGGGCCTTCAACATGCCGGAGCTGTTCGATAAAAGCGATCGCATGATCAGCTCGTGCAGCGTCAAATGTGTAAGGGAATTTCTCCGTGTTCTGGCGCTTCAAATCATCCAGATGACGCTGGCAAGCAAGCTTGACCAGCTTGCAAGCGACAATTTCACCGTTCAAGACTTTTTCTGCATAGAGGATTTCAGGTCGCAAACTTGCCGTCATAATTGCCACCGCCAGAAAAAGCCACTTATTTCGCATTCAGCAATTCCTCCATCGGATCAACAGCCTTTGGAGGCTCGCGAGGGATATCCATTCGACTGCGCGAAGCAGGCGAAAGTCCAAATTCTTTTAAGAGGGCAGTGTAGCGCTCGAACGCCGCCCGCATGGCGGCATATTCCGGGATGGTCTGGGAGTTCTGGCCGGCCAGGTATTGCGCGATGCTGATCTTCTCGCGCCCAGCAGGCGTCTCTCGATGCGTGATCGCATCTTTGAGCTCACGGTAAATGCCGTACTGCTCGCAGAGCACTTCGAGGGTATAGAGATCGATATCCGTGAGCATGCCGAGCGCCAGCAGCTTGCCTGCGATGTCTTTCCACATGCGCTTTGCCCATTTATTAAGGTGCGCAGGAGGCTTGGGGGCTGCTTTAAGCAAGTCGGGCTGAGGCTCATTGGCTGGCGCTTCGTTCCGCCGGAAAGTCCCGCGGATTACCTTAATCTGGGTCGGCACGCGCGGCTTAGGCATGGCGCACCCCCTTACCCCGGGAATCCGTAGTGTGGGACATCGAGCACCGCATCCGGTTTACGGCAATGGATTCCAAAGATTTCGACTCCCCCCGTCTGTGACCGAATCCACCGTCTTCATGGTTCGTTTTGCTCGAGTGCTCGCCGTGAAGCCGCGGAATCAGCGTATATTTTCGATGATCAGGCTCGATCGCCGGGTTGTAGCGAGGGTTGTGGTCGATGTCATAGAGCGGCCAGAGCTCGCGAGGGATTCCTGCCTTGGTGAGCACTTCGGCGCGGATCTTCTGCCAGTCGCGGCCATAGCCTCGCCGCGGTGCTGATGGGCGCTTATCGGGCATCCTGGCAGCCGGGCGCATTGCCGCATGGACATCACAATAGCCGGATGGATCAAAGGTGAGGTTGGGGCAGTAGGGGTATTTGCACATTCTGGCCGGCTTCGTGGGCATCCATATCCCTTTCGCCGCCATAAATGCGACGGGCGGCGACGTCCATCCCGAAAGCCTCTCTCTTGGCATTTTCGAGATGAACCTCGCCGCCCGTTTATCGGTTAGGCAAGGTAATTCAAAATCACAGCATGCGGTCGCCCGTTTATCGGTTAGATCCGCATTCTCTTCTCAAATTTATATATAAACCATTACTTAACATTTGTCAAGTCTTTATTTCGCCGCGATGTACATTATCAAATTCTTGCTTGATTATTGTTGGCTTCATATTGTTATTACTTTTAAGTTTTGACCTGATAATTGTATAACTCACAACTTCACCACCGCGTACAACGATATGCAATTCTCCGTAATCAAGATGCATGAGTTCAGCCGCGATCTCGTCCAAGTCTTTCCCGATGCTCATCATTCCTCCAGATACTCTCTTTTATCATTCTCTAAAATTACCTGAGCGATTATTGCAGCCTGGTGAATAAGCTCAGCTCGAGTATAAAAGTGGCTTTTTTCTTTTGCCAGCACCTTCTCAGACCATGATAAATTGTGCTCTCGCTCACTTTCAATATCATTGTACATTTTGCCCTGCCTTAAAAGCGCCATTATGCGGATAATGCCGGCATCTTTGCTTTCTTTCGCAGAAACTCATTGATGCGTTGCCATGCTCTTGCGTTTTCTTCAGGATCTACAGGCTGCTCATCTTCATGCCGTGCCACCGCGAAAGATTGACGGCGTTGCTCTTCTTGTTGATGCGCAGCAAGCTTTGAAAGAATTTCCTGGAAATTTTCAGGATCGGAAAAACTTGCAAACCTGAATTCCCATTTTCGAGATTCGACCGGTCCGGACCGAGAGCTCCGCTCACACGCAAACCAGAGCTCTCGCCAATGGCTGAAGTAAAAATCAACCGCAAGCCTAGCCATATCAAAATCATTCCCCAGAAATTCGAGCAATCGCCGCGATAGCTCGACAGCTTTGCCATCCGGTTTTGTTTTTGCACCTGTTAGGCTATTGAACTTGTCAAACCAAGCTTCAGCCAAACGGACCGCAGCTGGTTTGCCGTTTTGGTCTTGTGGAAAACTTGCCTCGCGCGCGCGCGGCTCCCCCTCTTTTTCTTGTTCTTGTTCTTTTTCTTTTTCTTCCCCCAGGGGCTTGGAAGGGGCTTCGGAGTGGCTTGCTAGCCCCTTTTGAGGGGCATCAGAGGGTATTTCTTCCACATTCAAAAGCGCATCTCGAATCTCAGGCGCCGCATGCTGCAACACGTCAGTAATGAGCGTTTTATCTTTAATCTCCGCAATCTCTTCCTGGATGCAAAGAAAGCGGTTGTCTTTTGTCGTGGTAGGATAGTTGTACTTTGCCCAGTTCAGTATCGCGATCTCATTTGTTTCTGGGTTGTAGCGTATTCGCTTGAGAGAATTCTGAAAGCGTTCAACGAGATTCTTGACAGTTTCGATCGAGTAACCGGTTTCGAAGCCGATTTGCTTCAATGATATCTTGTAAACGCCGCACTGTGTCGTGTGTTCGTTTGTTATGAGATATAAATAGAAAAACTTATCCTCTGGCGTGAAATAATCGACGACCTTTGGATCTGACCAGAATGTCTTGTGAACTTGTCTCCATGGCGCTGACATCGTTTGCCTCCTTAGAAAACGGCATCATCATTTCGCTGCGGATCGAATTCCATTTTGAAGTCTTTTCTTTCTTTCTCTCGTGGCACCCATGCCTCAAGAAAATAATCCGGAGATTTTGCATCTTTCTTTTTATCATTCCGTACAAGCCTTGCATAAAGCCGCTGACCTGCTGAAACATTCAGCCCAACATCGCTGCTGATTTCGCCGGTAATAACCTTGCCGCCATCATCGTTTTTCTTTACCCAAAAGGAACCGATACGCATTTCATGTCTCCTTTTCAACATCATGATTCCAGCAATCTTCGCATCGAATACCGCGGCACATTATCGCAATATTGCCCTCATATACCTGTGTTTTTTCATCACCAATAGGTTCTCCTTCTAAATAATCACCCGGACAATCGTTCTTTAACAGCATGTCTCGAATATGCTCATAACCATACGTTGCCTTTGTATACCCTAGCTTTTGCAGCGCTTTTTCAAGCCGTGTCATTTACTTATTCCTGCAGCCGCATTTTGTCTTGCCTTCTTCTTCCGCCATGCAGCCATAAATGCATCAAGCGACTTTTCGCGGCGAGACCAGCCATCATCATGGGCGATGTCATCAAACATGCTGTTCTCGAACTCAAGATCGAGCTGTCTGGCCCTCTTCCTCATTCTCATTATCCTCCTTGGTAAAAAGCGCCGTATATTCAATCGCATGCCGCGCATTTGCCTCCTGGATTCTTTTTGGCACGCGTAAATGCGGCGCATACATCCGAAGATATGCTTCGAGGTTGGTATCATCGATCTGGCACCATTCCTCGATTGTCTCTGCTCTCCATGCTTTTCTCCCGGATATCCAGCCATCAGGAAGCCCGCCGCGAGGCTGCAGGGCAAGCGTATTGCGAATTGTCTTGAGCGACACTCCACCAGGAAGTGCGCCATGCTTTTTGTAATGCGCCTGCTCAAGTGTGTACCACCGCTGACCTGATCCATCGAGAGCAGCATGCAAGAGCTGCTCAATGACCTCAAGCTGTGGGAGTTTGAGCACAAGGCCGGGCATCATGGGCTTTTCTTCGAGCTCTGGATAATCCATATCAGACCCTTTCTCTCAGCCGCCGCGTTTCAAAAAATCCTTGCAAGTCTGGACAATCGTCCATAATCATCCGCGCATAGCGGCTGGTGAAATTATTGTTGATCGCGTATTCGCTGGCAGAATGTTTCGTCTTCACCATATATTCCCAACGCAAGCGCTCAAAAAGAAACTTCATGCCGATCTTTTTACAGCCCTGGGATTTTGCTTCCCGTGCAAGCCGAACCAGATTGCGATACACATGCGGATTTGCTTCATGGAACTGCAGAAATTGCTCATCGATGGAGCTGCTGATGGTAGTTATTGGTAGATTTGGAAATAGTTCAAGCTGTTCAGGTTCAGGCTTTTTGAGATAGCGCTCACGATATTCAGCCATTGTCATCCACTCGCGGCCGACTCGAATGTGCGCTTGCTCATTGCTATCTTTGAGCTTTGCTGTAATCCTTTCCAGCAATCCCATAATTACCTCCTAACCGCCGCAGGTACATCAAGCATATGAAAATCTTTTGTTCTCTGGGCGAAAGTAAACGCTGAACTTGGAACAAAAACAGGAATAACTATCCCATCTTTATAAGCCCACCAATCGTTGAGTATTTGTGCCCCAAGCCGAACTGCTGCCTCATCGAGATTGGCTTCAAATTGTTCGCGATCTTTCCATAGACTGAATGCAAGTATGCTCCTCCAGCCTTTTGGCAAAAGAGCCATGGCGGCATGGTGTTTTGGATTAATTGCGGCACCTGAGAGTTTCTCTATGAAGATTTTGAATGAAGCAAAGCTCTTTCTATCGAATTTCACAGGCTCAATATCTAATTCATATTCGTGCTTTCCATTTTCCATGATTACCTCCTAACCGAGCCTGTGAACACAAGGGTTCTTTATAAGAGCGCCGCTTTTCACAGCGGGCATCCCATATGCTTTTTTAAGCAGGTGCTCTTTGTACGGCTTGCCTTTTTCAAGACATTCGCGCACTGTCTCCATTTCCTTTTTCGACCGAGCACCGACAATATGATAGAGCTCATCGAGAGTCGTGACCTTTCGGCCATCGACCCAGTATTCGACAACCTCAGTGACCATTGGCATACTCCAAAAAACCTCTCCCCATGGATCCGGCCAAGGAGGCTGGAAAAACCGGATCCATGGTTTGAGGCAATTCTTCAATTTCGATGAATGCTCCCGCCTGCTCACCGATTTTTGGCTGTGCAAAGCGCTTGGTGACAATAAGACAAGCTACTTGCGCATCATCTTTCCAGGCTCGAGCCTTCGTGAGGGCATCCAGCGCCGCTTTCGCAAGATTGTCGGCGTCTGGTTTCTTTGTGTTATAGTAGCCATGCGGTCCTTTTGGCTTGGAAATGAATTCCATTGATACAGCAACCGGACCGGTGAGCATTGCGGTTCGCTTGAGCGCGAAGGCAAGCTGAACCTGCTGTTTCCATCGATCAGCTGATGGATCATGATAGACCAGCACTTTGCCGCTCATGGTCCGCGCCGCTCTCGTCCTAGGCTCGCCGCGCGGCTCACCAGGAATGAATAACCGGATCATTTGAAAACCTCTGCAAAATATTCAGCATGGCTTCTATCAGGGAATATTGCTGAAAGGACCTGGCCGTCTTTTTGGTACAAAACCTCGAAACCATTATTGCTGGAGTAAATGCCCTTGAGCTGATATCCCTTGAATGACGCTTCAATCTTTCTTGTATGACAGGTTGTGATGAATCCTAAAAACAGCGCAAACAATGCCGCGGCGATGAGCTCAGCAATATCCCGGCGATGCCGGCGCATCCACTTTAGGCAATTTTCCTTATGCCATTGATATCTGCTGATATAACTCATTTGTTTTTGACCTCAGCTTTGAAATAGCATGGCACGCTTCCGATATTGAAAAATCCCCGCCTGAGAATTACTCTTGTTGTTGAGAACCCAATTTCATTCCCAAGGAGGGGATTATGGTTTACGCGGATAAAGAAAAAATTATGGTTCATGTTGAAAAGCTTCTTGAGGTCAATCCAGCAATTATTAAAATCAATGAAGCGGATTCGCCCGAGCAAGTTGCTGAAAAGATAGTCGCCTTTGCTAAAAAGATTGAATTGTATTTGACGACATCCAAGTAAAGACTGCTGGAGTTTCATAGTCTTTCGTTTTTCACTTTCTCTTGATCGATACCAGCAGTGCGCCGGTATATTTCTTATATTCTTCGAGTTCGACGATCTCAGGCGAGATGGATTCAACTTCATATCCAAGCTCGTCAAGAGCCGTGATGATTTTCTTGAGCTCATCATTAGAAATCATTCCGAGCATAAGTACCTCCTTTTCTTTCTACTCCTGATTTGGTTCCTTGTTTTTTGAGTTTTCTGCAATTGCATTGAGGATCATAGTTCGCACCCAAGGCCCTGCTTTTCTTCCTGTCGTAATTAAAAACTTGCGAAATTGCTCCTTTTCTTCTGCCGTCAAATGGACCCTCAAGCTCATTTGAATGTTTTGTTGCGATTTTGCCACGCTCATAATTCATTTATAAGGCATATTAGCCACATTGTCAATAGCAAAAAGTGGCAAATATGCCATAAATTGACGATAATTTATATATGACAGAGTTCTGGGAAAGAGTTAAAATTAAAATCCAAGCTGAAAATACCACAATGGAATGGGTGGCAAGGCAAATAAACATTAGGCCAGATTCTTTTCGAAGATGGTCTTCTCGAAAGATATTGCCAAATGCTGAAAAGGCTGTAGGAATTGCATCAGCATTGAATACAACCGTTGAATTTCTGGTTACCGGTGAAGAACCAGAATTTCTGCCGGCGGGAGAGATCATCTTTTATCGACAAGCGCTCAAATGGCGCACCGTCATAGAGGATCTTGAAATCTTGTCGCCAGCTGTTGCAAATGGCTTTTGCATTGCAATCCATACTGCAGCAAAGGAGGTGGTTAGTGCTACCAAGGGAATGGGCATAGAGCCCCATGCGGAGAATCAATGATTGAACCGCGGGCAGGGCCGCATAGGGGCAAACAATGCAATAATATCCTGCCTTTTAGAAAAATTACAAAATTGAATAAGGAGGCCATAAAATGAAACATAGCAAAATATGCATATTTTCATTTATCTTTTTGCTATTTGCATCAAATGCAATCTTCGCACAATCAGATTCAGATTATATTGTAAAGCATTTTGTTGATGATTTCGGAGATCCGACAGATCATAAATACCTGCTTGCT